ACGGCAACTGAATGATGAGATCAAGTTTGCCTGAGCTTGTGGCTTCATCGACAGAGTCAAGAAGATTGAGCTTTCGAATAAGACGCTGAAGCGTCGAGTTCTGCTCATTCATGACTGCAAACATCGGATTCTCAACAATGGCGACGAATCGCTTCTCGAGAAGTACTTCTTGACGAAGTCCCTTTGCCTCGTTGTAGAGATTTACCCGAACATGTCGAGGCTTCCACTCGGTAATGTCGCCAACTCGCATGGTGAAGATATCAAAATCACCACCAACAACCGGAACCTTGTCTGTATCGACAGGAACAATTGCCGCAACTCCCTTATCGAAGAGTGTTTGAACAATGTCCATTCGAAAAGCTTGTGGAGCTTGGTCCAAGTTCGCTTCGAGATCGAAACAATCTTGAAGTCGACTATCGACATTCTCTTTGAATCGCCCCTTATCATCGAGTCGTACATGTCGGAACTCTACCCCAGCCACATCGATACCAATACGAGTATAGATCGAAGAAATAATCGACTTCTCGTTTGAATATCGAGCTTGGCCAGTGTATGGCCGAGTGCTACTACTCATACCTGGGGTGTAGTCGTAAGTCGTCCGGTTGGGCGTTTGCTCATCAGCCCGAAAGGCGTTCCACGCAGCGTTGAACGCTCGGGAAAGTACTCCCATGCGCTACCTCCTTTCGTTGAGTTGAATTAAGAAGCCGAAAGCTTCGACACTTCTTTGGTTCCGTTGTTAGTAAGGATCTTCCCAACGAGAAGTTTTCCATGTTCGACAGCTTCAGGCACTTCAACACGAACAATGTGTCCAATGTTATCGTAAATCACTCGAATACTAAACGAATTAATACCGTCATCAGCGTGTTTAACATCAGCGACTCGAACCGCCCAAAGACCATCTGGACCTTCAAGAATGCTATACTTCTTGGTTCCCGAAGCATTAGTTCCCAGTTCAGACGCAGCCTTCTCGAGATTCTTCAGAAATGCATTCTGATGCTCTTTGTAATACTTCTGCCGAAGCGGAGTATCCTTCAAGAAGTTTTGCCCCTTGTACTGAGGTTTATTGTTGATACGATCGATATCCTTGTTGAAAAGATCGGCTGCTCGATTGTGAACTTTGATTGCTGTACTAAGACTGGTTGCGTTCTTATCAAACTTTTTGTCCAGCTTGACAATCTTTTTCGTCTTAGTTCGAGTGCCTTCGTGTCCTTTATCGTTTCGAACACCCCACTTCATGCCCTTCTTGCCAAAGTGGGCAAGGAAGTCCAAGTCTTCCTGTAGTACTGCTGTCATGTTTTACTCCCATTTTGACGTTAACCGAGAAGTAGTGCTGAACTAGCGCCGAGCGACAACGCTTTACCAGTTGATAGAAGAAGTATTTGTGGCGGATCACCACCTGAGACATCGGAGAATACCGGCCGAATACCGTAGTAAGCGTTGTTGAACGCACCTGAGGGAATCTGATTGACCTGATCGGAATCTGCGTCGGCATAGAACTTGCCAGCGGCTGTCGGGAATGTGAAGTCACCCTCGACCAAGGGTACAGGGAACAAGTTTCCAATGGCGCCGTAGTCGGCGTTCGCTGAACCTCCGGTTCCACCATGTGTCCAGCGGGCGACGCAGTAGTAGTTGCCGACGACCATTGTGATCGGCGTGTCAAACTCGTGGAACGACCAACCCTCCTGTGATCCGCTGACCCATCCATCTGGGATCATGTCGGCCGGCAAGACCGTCTCTGCGATCATTGTCGATCCCGGCATACCGGGGCCAAGCCCGTTGTCGTCAAACAGCAACATGCGACGGTTGGTGTATCCAGTACCGTCACGGCCGACTTCGAACGGGCTCTCGCCGGTGTTCCAGAGCCACGCTCCGGTCAGCGTGTAGCCGGACGCTGTGACGGTGAACCAGGTACCCAACCAATAGGGCGTTGTATCCTCGATGCGTGAGGGTGACAGCCAACCGGCGAGGTTAAGTGGATCGTAGGTGGCCATGATTACACTGTCCCGGTGATGTCAGTCAATGTCCATACGCTACCTGCTCTGACGATAGCATTGCTAGCACCAACTTCACTACCGTGCCGTGCTTGGAACGTGCCATTTGCGCTTGGTTGGAACCATGCCTCAGCGAAAAATGCGTAGTCCGTGTTGGCCGCAACAACAGCAGTATTCGTGATCGCTGTAGTCAAGGCGTTCTGAAAGTTCTCGTAGAATTGATCAGTGCCGGCCGCACCCTGTTGCATCTTGGCATAGTGACGACCATAAGTCATCGCTGGCCCACTGTATGCCAAACTCAAACCCGTAGTAGTCGCTGCGGTTCGGTAAATACCACTAGCTTTCATGTGGTACATTCGTCCAGAAATGACTGGCCAGTTGATACCGGTGATGTCGTCAACGGCGGTTGTGCTGACAGTATCATCCGAAGCTAGTGTGTGAGACAGCGGAAGGCCTTGCCGAGCTAAAGCTGTGCGAAGCGCACTGATCTCCATCCGATGAAAGAGTCCGGTAGAAATATCACGAATGAATACTTCATCGTCCTCGGCTAGAGCCGTAATCAACGAATGGGCCGACCACAATTCACCCTCAGTTGGATCAACTAACCCAGAAACGTCTGTTGCAATGGCTGCCAAAGCTGCTTGCAGTCCGGCCTCAGTGACGAAATCACCGGCCGCCATGACTAAGCCCTCGCAGTGGTGTAGTAGGCAGCAAAGTCAGCAGTACTAGAAACAACACCGATGGTAGTACGAACCGCTGCGGCATCAGCATCATCGAGAATCGTACGTGCAAACGCCGTGATAGTACCAAGCACCGGAGTATCTGCACCTGTGAAGTAGATGTACCGATCTGCAACAGTAGTCAGACTAGCCAAAGCGGTAAGCATAGCATCGAGTGGCTGCTTACCTGCAAGTGCTGTGGTCATCGTGGCTGCGAAGTTCGGATCATCACCAAGAGCATCGGCAAGCTCATTGAGTGTATCGAGAGCACCAGGTGCGGCGGCAATCACAGCATCAACAGCAGCAGTCAACATTGCTGGGCTGACGAAATAGTCAGTACCAAGAACATTGGTAAACACTGTGCCGTTGTGGCGAAGCACATGACCGACTACTGGACCAGTGATCGTGACATCGGTTAGATCGTCAAGGCTTTCAGCACTTCCACCACCAGAGAGTGCCTCAATGAGAGCATCAAGCTCGTTGATTGCCGCAACAAGGTTCGACTTTGCAGTCGTTGTCAGAGCATCAAGGTTGGCAGCGTTGTTGTTGACGAGTGTTGCCAGAGCCTTTACGTCTGTGGCAACAGCCAAAGTGACAGCTTGTAGTCCTGCTTCGGTTACGAGATCATTGGCGGCCATCTCAGACCCTTCCTGCTGCGTACAGCTGAGCGAAATTGAGGCCGCTCACAGCAGCCATGTGTGGTTCATGATCGGCAATGTGCTCTTCCAGATTTTCTGGAGTCCCACCACCATCGGGAAAATCAAACGGTGTGCCATCTGGGTTGAAAAGTGCAACCTGAGTTGGTGTTTCGTTCTCGTTGATTGCCTCTCTTGCGACAACGACCAATGGGATGACGTATTGTGGCTTCTTTTCACCCATTAATTACTCCCATTTTGACGGTTCTACCCGAAGTCTTCCTTGTGCGCCTTGTAGGCGATGTAGGCATCCATCAAAGCAGAGACATTGTCGATCTTCTCTTCGGTGCGGCGCTTCAAAAGCTTCCGGTTACCGTTTGTGTCCTCGAGAGTGATGGCATTACCCATAGTGAACGACATCAGATCTTCGTCGAACACGAGTAGATGATCTTCACTGAGCTTCTTCAATTCACCAAGAGGAACTGATTCGCTCTTGACACCCTGGATGACCTTTTCGATACCGTGCGGACCGTTCTCAGCTTCCCAACGTGCAACGAATTCCTTGGCGTTGTACGGGTCGTAACCCATAGTCCGACCATCGTACTGGTTTTCAACCATGAAACGATCAAGGTCGTCATAAACATCGTTGATGTCAAGAACGGTTCCCTCCATAACATGGAGAGTGCCTTCAAGGCGGAAAGACTCATACTTAATGCGGATTGCGGCCGGCAACTTCATCAACGTCATAGTTGTGATGTAACTGCGAGTCTTGATTCCAAAGCTGCCATCGGACAGTGGGAATAAGAAAGTGAACGCACAGAAGTCGTCGCCCTTTGACAAGTCCACACCAACCGAACAAGGCATTCCTCGACAATCGATTCGACGAGTTGGCAACGTCTCTTCGTATGTGAAGAAGTACGTGTAGCCTTCCATCGGAATACCGAAACGCTTTGCAAGAATGTCGTTGCGGGAAGCAGGAGCCTTCTCAGCTCTCTCCACATCCTGAGCATAAGTGTCGTAGGTGACCGTCTTACCAAGATTCGGATTAGCTTTGAGCCAGGTCTCCGGTTGATCAACCTCGGCAATGTCATCCAGCTTGTAGTGCCAGATCGACACATGGGGTGCAATGTACTCGCCCTTGAGAATGTCGGCGAGCTCCATCTTGATGGTATCGCCAGACCCGTTACGAATTGTTCCCTCGGAGGAAATTGCCACAATGACGTAGTCATCCAGCTTTGAGGCGCCCTGCTCAATTGCACCGATCACATCCTCACGGATATCACCAGACAACCACTCGTCAACCGTAGATACCTTAGGTCGAAGACCCTGTAGCTTGTTGACCGACATGGGGCGGATCTCAAGAAGCGATCCGGTTAGGAAGTTCTCAACACCCTTCTTGGTTGAAGCCAGCTTTACACGATTGGCTCTTGAGCCGGTGGTGTTCTGTAGAGATCCCTCTGTAAGGAATTTGAACAGTGGGCCTCGAGAACGGGTAATCGCCGTACGGAATGGCGACATCACCTCTTCGGCCTGCTTCATTGTAGGGGCAGTCGTGATTTGGTGAGTTGTTGCGGTATCGACGTTCAAGAAAAAGCTCTGTACACAAAATGCGTACATGGATTTAGCAGCGCCTCGAGCAACAATGAGATACTGCTTGACCGTCAGCCGCTTCTTGATTACTTTCTTCTCGAAATGAGCCGGAACGCCCTGTGTTTCAGGGACATAAACGTCTCTTTCAATGAAGAAAAACCAAGCAAGTAGATCTTCTGCCCATAGCTTGAATGAATCAAGCAAGTGCAAATCACTACCGTCAGTTAGTGTGAGTTCGTATTCGCAGTATTTAATAAAACCGTCGATTGCTTTATCGTCGTAATAGTAGTTCGGATCAAGAATGCGATCGTCAATTCGATTCATCTGCTTCGAGATCTCAGCGTTTACCGGAATTTCACCACGCAGCACTGCGGCACGAAACTCACCGTAGTACTTTGGTGTGGCTGTATTTGACAGTGCCACGTGGCGATCTCCCTTCTACTTCTTGGGTTTGAGTGCGGCGGCAGCTTCCTTCGGGTCAAAATTCTTTTGCAAAGCTGCACGAACGGCATAGATACCAACGCCAGTGATGACGGTTCGCAAGACGTTCTTACCCGACTCACCCAGAATTTGCTTAGCTACAGTTTTACCTGGAGCCGTATCAGCAGCAGTGAGGGATTTGAGTTGCTTCTCTTTTTGCAATCGAGAAATGTAACTATCAAGATCCTTGTCACTTAGTGTTCGCCGACCCTTCGCAACCGACTTCCGCTTGTTGCGTTCCTTAGCGTCCTTGGCTTGGCGCTTGAAATCAGCCTTCGACTTACCACGGCTAAAACCCCATCGCATTCCCTTCACACCGTAGTGTGAGAGAACGTTCTCGTCCATGTGAATGATCATGCAGCGTCCTCTGGGGATAGTGGGTGTGCAACGGCATCAGCCATAGCAGCAAGCAACCATTCGTGTTTATCGATTTGGCCTTGCATGATGTTCTGCATGTAGGACGTTTGAGGAGGATCGAACAACATCCGCACGTACAGGAAGACAAACGTCTTCACCATGTTGAGTTGATCTACAGGAATCTCGAGGTCTTCCCATTCATCGATATCATCCGCAATGGAAAATCCCGCCGTAACAACACCGAGGGTCGTAAGCCGAGAAAAAGCAGAGTTGATGTGATCGATAATTTGTTCATCGAAGACCGTATAGCCCTCTGCAACTCCGACCTTATCCTTCGTGCTGGTCAGGATGCTTTCCACTTTGACCTCCTAGGTCACGCTGGGTTATTGCGAGCTGCTTCCCAGTGACGATCGAGATTGGCATCGAACCAACCATCAGTGCGAGGCTCACCGTTGATACGGAAGGGATTGCCGACCGAGCGACGAGAGGCGAGGAGAGCAACGAGACCTTCCCAACCAACTTCAAGCTCATTGACGCCAGCGTCTTTGTCAATATTGGCTGCATCACCGTTCACCTCATGAATGACTTCCTTGGCGGTGATGCGATACTTGGCGTGGCCGGGGCCATAGCGAACAGAAATGGTGTACATACCGATGAGCTCCAATCCACTCTTCGGGAGTGGGTTTGTAGGAATTTGAGGATCTGTGGGGGGCAATGGTGGGTGCTCACCCATGAGTCGTTCCCATGCGAGAACGAATTCAGGAATAATATCACCCATGAACCACTGAAGGTGCCAGGGTTCACTTGGCGTAGACCAGGCGAATCCGCAATTAAGCGCCAGATCGTTCTCCATAAGAAAACGAACGACGGCCTCGGTGATTGGGTCAGCAATAGCGTCTTCATCATCATCGAGAGCGAGGTCTACCGCAAGAGCAAGGCCATGAGGACTGGTGCCTGGAATAGCCGCCATGGCATTTCCCGCCATACGACGCCAACGCTCAATGGTAGGACGTCCGGGAGATTGCCAAAGATCTACTTCAATCGAACCGTTATCTCGCTTACCCCACGTACCGCCCTTAGCCTCGTGAGCAGCCCACATAGACTCGGGCAAATAACGACCGGAACCGGGATAGGTTCGACCATCGTAAATTTCCCATTGGCGTTGGAAGGTTCGAGGATCGACAGAAGCCAGATCCCAATCGTCAGCACCAAGCCTTGCCAGTTGGGGCGTGAGATGCCACATCAGACAACGCCAACCCCGAGCGGCAGTGTGATGCATGAACGATCCACGCTTACCGATAGGCACCAACAGTTCGGATGGAATCTTACCGTTGATAACACCAATCAGATCGCTTGGCCGTTTCATCGGCTTGGTGATCATGTTCTTTGGCATCGCCATGCTAGCCTCTTTCTACCACAATTTAGTGTCACCAGGCGCTCTCGCCACATATGGTGTGGGAAGCAGCGAGCGATCACCATAGTGGATTGCGTTGTGGGTGTTGTGTGATGTCGTGATCAAATACTCTGGATTGAGAATCCAGTCCTCACGGCCCAAAACATCTTCGATAGACATTGGGTTGATGTGATGAACCAAGATCTCTGAGTAGATCTCATGGCCTGGAACACCTAGATCACATGCGTTGTCACGCATGATAACGAGGTCTCGTGTGGATCTCCATTCAGAAGATCGATAGAACGCTTGCCCCATGAATCGATCGAAACCAAATGTGGTAGCGCCGACCATTCCACCCAAGCGGAGGTAGTCGTAACGATCCTCGAATGTTTCATACCGACGGAGCTCTGAGTACGTTCTATTCCTCATTTTCCACATCCTGTCCCTGATACTCACGCATTGCTCTAATAGCACCGGAGTACAGTTCCTCAATGCGAGTGCCAGAAGCGTAAGACTCAACCTTCGCCGCCAATACTTCGACCTTGTGTTCAAGCTCCTTGCGCTCAAGTACTTCTCGAGTGGAGCCGAGCTTGAGATAATGAAGCACTTCTGTAGCAGATGCAGTTCCGTCTTGGATGCGGCGTTCTACTAGATCGATTGCCTGCTGGATTAGCTGGTTCTCTCGACCCTCAAGTGTTCTAGCGGGAGGACCACGGCGCCTAGGCCGGTCGCTCTGCGACGGGTTCCGCCTGGTAGGCACCAAATCACCTCCTCCAGGATTACGAATAAGTGTAGCCACTGAGGGAGTGGCACCCGAACCAAAACCCTCAGTGGCTACGATCTATTAGATCAGGCGTTCAATCGTGTCCCCATTGGGGCCGAGAAGCCATGCCTTGGATGCGAGAAACCACGACTGTTCGCCGTTCTTCTCAACTTGGATCAGCCGGCCGGCGCTGTACACAATCTCGCCGGTCTCACCATGGTCGTAGTTGACGATACACAACTTATTGGTGTAGGAATCAATCTCCCAAGCAGACATCTTCTCTTCCCAGGTTTCACCCGAAAGAAGTGAGAAGACGTGTACTTGATCTGCTCCAACGAACAGTGTGTTTTCATCAAGCAACTCAAGCGGGCCTTTTGGCTCAGTCGATCTGTGGTTGGTGAAGTAAATCTTGAGTGTGAACATTCTACCTGTCTTTCTACCTGTCGATGACCTCG